TTCATTTTTTCATCCATTTTCTTTTAATTTTATTGTTTATCTGTTCTTTTTTCATTGTTGTTAATTTAAAAAAAAGAACATCAAGATCATCAATTATATTGTCAAAATCTGCTTGTTCTGATAATTCTAATGACCTTTGAAAGTTGACAATAGAAGCTCTGATAAGTTTTAGATCATGCCCTGAGACATCAAGTATATATCTCATCGTTTAGTCCACTCCGAGATAAGTTTTCTTAGCTCCTCGATACGTTTCTGAGCAGCTTCTATTCTTTCTTTTTTTTTCATGTTTTTATAGTTTCATGTGGATATTTAAAAAGTATATTATTCATTGCCTTAGTCAATTCCATTGCTATTTTAAAATTTTTCTTTCTTAAATCTTGTGTTTTTTTTGATTCTTTTCCAATAGTTGGTTTTTTTGGAGAATTAGAATAAATGTAATTAGAAGCAACTATAAAAGCTCTAATGATTTGATTAAAATCATCATCGTCAATTTTAAAATTATAAATAATTTTTGAGTTTTCTTTTGTCATTTACTTTTTTGTAATTTCTTTTGCATTTTTTCTATTATTTTACTTCGTCTATCATATTCTTCTTTGAAAATATAATGTTTAAAATCTTGTGAATTTACACTCAAAACATAACTTGGGTAAATTATTAATCGATTATTTCCTGTTGTAATCATTTCCATTAAAACACCACCTGTTTAGCTTCAAACTTTTCCCATGCCTCCTGCCATGCATCTTTGCATCGTTGCACAGGTTGATTAGACCCGACTATACAAACTTCGGGATATGCCCAGATAGTATTACAGACATCAGGCTCTATATCACAATTTAATTTAAGCATTTCAATATAGCAACCTAGCTGTTTATCAGTTGAATAAGGTTCTTTCCAATATTGATTTACATCCGAGATAAGAACTGATCCCTCTCTTTCACGTTTGCTGAATCCATTCTTTTTACCTGTGATACTTCCCTTGGTTTTTAAATCCACTAATCTGATCTGATTAGTTTCTGTATCGTATCCGATAAGATCCAGCTGACCTCCTACATCCTTATCAGGATTGCTCATCATATATTCAACTCCCATAGGTATGAAATGTTTGAATAGATAATGATCAAGCAATGGAGTAACAATATTTTCGTATTCACCCATATCAATATCATCAGCACCTAACATCTTCTGTTCTAGGCAACTATGAACAGTTTCTCCTCTTGGTTGCCAGATGTGTCTTGTATGTTCAATACTTTCTTTTGCTTTCTCATCTAGTTCATTACAAACCATAGTGGTTGAATACTTGAGCCATTTATTAGACTTCTCACAGAAGTATTTATGTGTGGCTTCATCTCTGAAGATAGGAAGTCTTGGAAGTTTTTGAATAGTTTTCATGATTGGTAAATCTCCTGCCATAAATAATTAGCGTAGTTTCTTCTAAAAAGTCTTAGACCTCCTTCTGTATAATGAATACGTTTTACAAGCATATATCCACCTGCATAATTTCCTAATTCATCAATACCAGGTATATAAAAAGGATTTAATTTATTTTTTAATAGAAACTTATAGGTTGTTTCGTAAAGACAAGGTTTCATAGTTTATTGTTTTTAATTAAAAATGTGTTGGTAAGTCTTTAGGGTTTGTTAGTTCTACTTTCTCTTCAGCTGGTTTTGATTTTTGTATTTTAACCCTAGCAAGGTTTTTATATTCGACACCTTGATAACCTTGAGGAAAAGCAGGGTTGCCTTTGCAGTTGTTAATGCAATCTGTCCAACCAGGTGGAGGTATATCTAGATCTTTTAAAGTCCATCGACCTTTCTTGATTCCATCTTTAAGTGTTTTAATTACAGATATATCAAATAGTTTTTGCATTATTTTCCCTCCCTTTCCTTGTCAAAGTTTTTCCATTTCTTTTTTTGTTTATTGATATCTTTGTTGACATATTTAGCTTCAAAATCATTGAATTTTGTTTTTGGATCAAAGATCATTTCTTCATATCCTTTTGTTTTGCCGTAAAGATAAGAATCAACACTTTGTCCACTTTTTGGCCCTCGTCTTCTAAGTTTGATAACTTTAAAGTCTTTGTATTTATTTTTATCCCAAGTCATGATTCAAAACCTCCTTTGGCTGTAAATACTCTTGATGCAGGATGATTGTTTTTGGGTTCTTCTGTAAATTTAGATTCCTTTATCTCCCAGATATCCTTCCATCCACCTGCTATTGCCTTTTCAAGAGACTTTACAACCATACTTGGTACGAATGTTCCTAATTTGTCAAAAATCCTCTCAGCGACCTTTGTAGAGCAAGTTGCCTTTTTTGTGTATCTGATTGCCCACCATTCAATGATCAGATCAGCATATCCCCTGAGATTATCGGGAATCATCTCACTTGTGATATTCGGAGAAGCGAAGGGATCTGTATTCTGTTTCTGAGATCTGGATTTTCTTTTAGTTTTGGCTTTCTGTTTTAGTATTAAACGAATGTACTGGGGAATTGTAAGTTCCTCTCCTCTGTTTTCATCGAGATAAACATAAAGATCAGGATCGAGCCAGACACAAACCTTTGTTTTTTGCATTTTTAATTAAGTGTTTGTTACTGACAGTAGATGATATTTATTTATATGTCAAGCAGATATCTGAAAAATTCTTTTCCTTATCCTATATGTATATATATTATTATTATATATATATAATTATTATATATATATTATAAATATACTTACTTATATATATATTCTTTTTCTTTTGGTTCTTTTCTTTTTCTTAAAATCGCCATTCATGACATAACACGATGTCATATATATTTACATTGATATCAATTATCTGATATATAATATAAACAGTTGCTGCTCCTTTGATAGAAATGTTACTGATGACTCTAAGTAACCTGTCGATTTCATTCAAAGATGTTATGAGTTCCCATCGAGGATGTCTGGGGAGTCAACGCTTTTTTCATGGCGTAATTAACCCATTCATAAGCAATTAGTCACTTGCACACGGGTGATGGTGTTATTGTTAGACATAACAGACTATCAG